CCAGGTACGCAAGAAAGCAGTAAATAACCTAAGAAGTTCTGGCATCCGTACGGATCGTGACTTAGAAAGCGGTATACGTGCTATAGTCTTCAAAAGGCAGGCGGGCTTCCGCGTTACCATAGGCACAAAGAAAGCCGGTAAAAACGGTGGTAAAGCTTACGGCTTCCATACGAACCGGCGCGGCGAACAAAAGCCGGTACTAATCTGGGCCGAAGGTGGTACGGATGAACGCAAAACAAAGTCGAACAGCGGAAGGCATACGCGCCGGTTTGTGTACCGGTTGAGAGCTGGCCACAAAACAGGACGTATGCGCCGTTACGGCTTTATGAAGCAGACCCGCGACGAAGTAGCAGCTAATGTTACTGATAACCTGCGAAACGAGATTATCCAGAGCGTTGAGAAAGTAGCAAAGAAATATGGCTGTATCTAAAACGTCACTTAGCGCAGGCGCGCTTATCCGCGAAGTCTTACTGGGTAGCGCCGAAGTAACGGCACGCACTAATAAGATTTTCCCGGTAGTCGTCGATAACGCAGTATTACCATACATACTGTACCGTCGTAGCTCTATGGAGCAAAACGCCCAGAAGGCGGGTAATCCTGGAGCCGATACCGTACAAATGGAAGTAATCTGTTTTACCGCTGACTATGCGGAAGGCGTGGAACTGGCCGAAGCAGTCCGCGACGCGCTGGACAACAAGCGCGAAATACAGACTAACGACGGCGAACTGTGTATGCGCAGTTCTTTGCTGGTAGACAGTGAAGAAGCCTGGCAGGACGACGCCTACGTACAGCAGTTAGTATTTAACGTGAAAATTTAACCTTTAAAATTATAGAATTATGATCCCTTCAAGTGGCTACGTAAATGGTAGCGATCTTTTGATAAGTGTAGCTGGCCAGGCTATGGGACACTGCACAAGCCATACCACTACCTTTAACAGTGAGACTAAAGACAGGGCCGTTAAGCCTGCTGCAAGTGTGGGTTATACTTCCGGTCTTTGGAAAGGTAAGGGCGTTACCGGTCTTTCTATATCCATTTCTGCAGAGGGTCTGCGCTACTACGGAGAAACCGAAAACGGTTTCGAGGAGATCGCAGAAAACTGGGGCGTGGGTCAGTCAGTACAGGTAAAAGCCTTTAAGCGCGAAGGCGATGCAGCACCCTACGTACAGGGTAACTTTGTTATCGCTTCAATCGAGGAAAACAACCCCGCACAGGACGACGCTACGTACAGCATTTCCCTGGAGAGTGACGGCGAACCCGACATTTACCCCGGTAAGAACGCTGGCGTAATCGACCTTAACGCTAAGGCTATTAAGATAGTTGTAGGCGATAAGGTTACTTTGCTTCCCACCGTCCTGCCCGACGGTACAACCGTAACTTATACCAGCAGCCAGACCGGTAAGGCGTCTGTAACAAATGCAGGCGTAGTAACTGCCGTGGCAGCCGGTAGTACTGTTATCACTGCGTCTATTACAGTAGGCGGCAAGACCTATAAGGACACTTGCAACGTTACAGTAGTAGCCGCGTAACCTTCCTGTTTTATGGCTAATATAGAAATAACCATAAACGGCAAAGCATACCCCTGTAGGCAAACTATGGGGGCTATGCTTCGCTTTAAAGAGCAGACCGGTAAGGAAATTACCGAAATGGACGCCAGCAGCTTTAACGAACAGGTAATTTTCCTGTGGTGCTGCATTAAGTCTGCCTGCGCGCGTGAAAAAATACCTTTTGATCTTACACTGATGGAATTTGCCGACAGCGTGGAACCGGAAGATATGCAAGCCTGGAATAAGGCTAACGAAGCAGCGCAGGAAGGTAAAAAGGAGAGCGAAGACCCAAAAGGGTAAAGCCCGCCGGTATCTACGATCTGCTGGGCCTGGCACTGGGCCGTATAGGGTTATCGCGCGACGACTTCGCCGCGCTGCTGCCGGAAGAATTTATAGCCGTATGCGAAAGCTGGCGTACCGAACAGGACGATACCAGTAAGGCCGAATGGGAGCGTATGCGACTGCTGGCCACGATCTGCATACAGCCGCACGTTAAAGGCAAATTAACCCCACAGAAACTGCTACCGCTGCCGTGGGATCACAAGAAACCACAGCAACAGAAAGAAGAAGCGCCGAAGCTGACCAAAGAGCAGCAGCGCGACCGCTTTAAAGAATTGTTACACCGCACAGGGGATTAGTAAAAATGGCTGGAAAAAGTACAATATCTATAACGTTCAAACTGGACGGCGACGGTAAGGGCTTTAAGGCTTTGACCGCTGACGCTGACGGTTTGAAACAGGTTATTACCGCGTCCGTAGTAGAAGCCCAGAAGCTTAACAAATCTATGATGGACTGGAGCCTGTCAGTACAGGCTATCGGGCAGGTAAGTAATGCCGTAAACCAGCTTAATAATACTTTCCAAACTATAACTGGCGAAAGTAACCAGTTTACTAAAGCTATGCGCGCCGCCAATACTATGGCGGGTAAAGACGCGGCGGGCTTTAAGCAACTGAAAAACCAGGTAGCCGACCTGGCGAAAGAATTACCCATAGCCCGCGACGAACTGGCAAACGGACTGTACCAGGTAATTTCTAACGGAGTGCCAGAAAAAAACTGGCTGTCCTTCTTAGAAGCTACCGCCAAAGCATCCATAGGCGGTTTGGCTGATCTTAACCAGGCAGTAACCGTAACGGCTACAATAATCAAAAACTACGGTTTAGCCTGGGAAGATGCAGGTAGCATCCAGGATAAAATACAAATGACCGCAAAGAACGGCGTTACGACGTTCGAACAGCTGGCCGACGCCCTGCCTTCCGTGGCTGGATCGGCGGCCCAGCTGGGCGTGTCTATCGACGAACTTATGGCGGTATTTGCTACCTGTACCGGTGTAACCGGAAACACCGCCGAAGTATCTACACAGCTGGGCGCTGTACTTAAGGCGTTAATTAAGCCTTCTACCGAAGCGGCTAAAGCTGCCGAAGCTATGGGCGTGCAGTTTGATGCTGCAGGCATCCGGGCCGCAGGTGGTTTGGATAATTTCTTAAAGGAGTTAGACCAGACTATTACCCAGTATGCGGCCAGCACAGGCGAACTGCGCGAAACCATATACGGTAATCTGTTTGGCAGCGCCCGCGCCCTGCGTCTGCTTACCTCACTTTCCGGAGAGCAGGCCGACAAGTTTACAGAGAATATCGGTATAATGGCCGATAGCACCGGCAGTATAGATGCTGCCTTTGAAGAAATGGCCAGCACAGGCGAAGCGGCAGCGCAGAAGCTAAGAAACCAGTTTGCCGGTATTACCGACGCTATAGCTGGTTTCGGACGCGGCGCAGCGCCTATTATGGCATTTTCTGCTAACGTGCTTATATCGGTAAACAGTGTGGCTACACTGACCAAATCTATTAAGGCCCTTAACCTGCAGCAGATGGTGGCAGCTACAAGAGCTAAAGCAAGCGGGGCGGCTATGCTGCTGCTGGGCCTTAATACCGGTAAAGCTGCTGTAGTTCAGCGTGTCTTTAATGGTGCGTTACACAGCGGCGCTTATGCTGCTACAGCCCTTAAAATAGCTTTGCGCGGTCTGATGATCGCTACAGGTGTGGGCGCGGCCATAGCAGCTGTTACAGCCCTTATAGAAGTCTTCGCTAACAAAAGCAACGAAGCTGCCGAAGATACTAACCTGCTGGCTGACGCAGAAGAAGCCTTTAAGAATAAGTTTGCGGAAACCAAAACCGCCCTGGATGAAGAAATAAAGAAGCTGCGCGAACTGATCCGGGCGAAGGCCGATACTACGGAAGCAGTGGCAGAACTGAATACAAAGTACGGCGAAATTTTCGGTACCCACGAAACAGCTGCCGACTGGTACGACACTTTAACTACCAAATCCAAAGACTACGCTACGCAGTTAGCCTTTGAAGCTAAAGCCGCTGCCCTTAATGCGCAGATAGCCGAGAAGTCCGCGCAGATAATGATAAATGCGGAGAAGGCCAAACGTATGGCCGAAGCCGGGGAAGATAAGATAACCACCCGCCGTAGGGTTACTGACCGTGCGCACGGCGACGTTTACGAAGTTGCAGAAACTAAGACTAACCCGGAATACCAGAAGCTGTTAGACGAAAACGAACAGTTTGGCGCCGAAGTGCAGGTACTGGAAGCCGAACTGTCCACGGTGGACAGTGCCGCTAAGAAATACGCTGCCAGTATAAAGGGTGCTGGCGAAGATACGGAAACGGCCGCGAAGGAAATAGCCATAGCCGAAATGAACTTAAACCAGGTTAAGGCTAAGTTAGAAGCTAACGAGAAGATCGGAGCCGCTACCACTGACCCTAAAAAGCTTGCAGAACTTAAGAAGGAAAACGAACAGCTGCAGGCACGTAAAAAGGTACTGGAAGATATGCAGGGTTTGGGCCACGGTACTACCGGACAAACTGCTGTGGCTGATCCTAAGACCCTGCAGGAATTATCTACCAATATCGACGTATATAAGAAGAAACTAACAGGCGCGGACACTGCCGAACAGCGCGCGATCCAGGAACAGATAAACGCCTGGACACTTAAGAAGCAGGCTATAGAACTGGCCCAGAAAGCAGCCGAAGTACCGGAAGAAATACAGACCATACAGGACGTTTCCAAAGCCCTGGACTACCAGCGCGCTTTACGCCAGACGGCTACCGCCGAAGACATAGCCGGTATCGACGCCCGGATAGAAGCCCTGGAAGCTTTAAGCCGTCAGATCGAGAACGCAGCCGTAATCGCTATACCTAACGACCAGCTGCAGACTTACGACCAGCTTAACGCTAAATTATCGTATTACAAGACGCTGTTAAATAGCGCCACTGCTGGGGAACGGCCTAATATCCAGGCGCAGATAGAAGACCTGGAAAACATAAAGAAAGCCTGGGACGACGTGCTGGCTACCGTTAAGAAGCCTGCCGACATTTCCCAGCTTAACAGCATAAAGGAACTGGACGACGCTATTAGTTATTACAGCGCCCTGCAGAAGAAAGCAGGCGCGGACGAAGTGGCCGTTATCCAGAATACTATAAACGCCCTGGAAGCAAAGCGCAGCGCTATGCAGCGCGGTATCGACATAGCTAACGCCCAGCAGGAAGTAAACCAGGTTAGCGGGCTTTCCAATAAGGAATTTAAGGTAGCGGTTAAAAGTATCGGCTTTGACGAACTGACAAAGCGTATACGTGATCTGCGCCGCCAGCTGGCCGACCTTAACAACCCTGTAACCGATAAGCAGCGGGCCGATATAGAAGCGCTGATAGATACGTACGAAAAATGGCGCAGCGCTACTACTGACAGCTTCGCTTCTTTCCGTGCCGGTTGGAACGGTATAAAAGACGTGGGTAACAGCATCCAGAGTATTACCGATGCTTTGGAAGGTAACGGTAATGCCTGGCAGAAAGTATCTGCTATTATCGACGGCTTCTTTTCCATTATGGAAGGTATTAAGTCAGTCATAGCGTTAATAGAGACCTTAACGACAGTATCGGAAGCCCACGCAGCCGCAAAAGCCATAGAAGGCGCGGCCGTAACAACGGAAGCACAGCAGGAAGTAGCAGCCGGTGGCCAGAAGATAGCCACTAATGCCGCCGTATCTGCTTCTAATTTGGCGCTGGCCACTACCAATACTTTGGCCGCTGGTTCTGGCGCTGCTTCGGCTATGGCCAGTATACCATACGTAGGCCCTATTTTGGCTTTGGCCGCTTTGGCCGCTGTAGTAGGCGCTATCCTGGCTATACCTAAGTTTGCTAACGGTGGTTTGGCTTATGGCCCGACACTGGGTATGTTTGGAGAGTATGCAGGGGCCAGCAATAACCCCGAAGTAGTGGCGCCGCTGGATAAGCTGCGGTCTATGATCGAACCCAGCGACGGCGTGAACGGTAAAGTAAACTTCCGTATCGAAGGCCGCGCCCTGGTAGGCGTACTGGAGAAGGAAACGGACTTAAAACGGCGTAGCTGATGGCAAAATATACACGATACGCAGGCGAATTTCTTAGCCGTGCCGGTGTGATCTGGCGCGTAGAGATTTTACAGGAAGCAGACGAAGCCTTTGCATCCGTGGGCGATCTTACCTTTGAAGCCAGTAACCCTTTAGTTATTGAGTGGAAGAAAAAGGATAAAGAAGAAGTCCTTTGCGGCAGTACGGCTACTATCCGTATCGAAAGTCCGGGCGATCGCACGTACGAAGACCTGTATACTATAGAAGTAGGTAAAATCCGTATGGACGTGTATAAAGATGCGCGGCTGTACTGGAGTGGAGCTTTAGACCCGGAATTTTACGAAGAACCCTACGAACGTAAGGATAAATACCCGGTACAGCTTACTTTTTCTGATTTTGGTATACTGGATAGGCTTAAATATAACCTGTCCGATATGCAGACGGCCTACGCCATTATTACTAATGCTTTAAGCCGTAGTACGATAAACTATACCAGCCTTAACCAGACTTATATAAGTACTTATCTGGGCGCTAATAAATTAACGCTGGGTGCGCTGCGTATGCGTAGTGATAACTTCTACGATGAAGACGGCGAAGCCAGCAGCCTTAAAGACGTGGTAGAAGGCATCCTGCAGCCGTTGGGCCTGCGTATGATACAGCGTAATGGCCGTATCTGGGTGTATGATCTTAACGGCCTTTATACCCTGGCAGAGCAGGAGCGCGTAAAGTGGAACGGAGCCAGCCAGACTATGGGTACTGATAAGGTGGCTAATAACGTTAAGCTGACCTGGAATACTTACGCGCAGGGCGGGGAGCAAGGTGTACAAGACTGCTGGACGGAAAAGGTAGATATTAACTTAGTTAATCTGAATAACCTAAACGCTGCCCATTATGAAGGCAGCGAGTATTACAGCTATCATTACAGCACGTCTTTGGGCGACTGGCCAGACGCTACAGACGCGGGCTTTACTTTGTGGCTTAACGCGCAGGGTAAGAACGCTACTGTACGCGCGGGGGGCTGCAAATTCTTTAAGATTGTGGAGCAGAACGACGGCGCAGAAAGCGAAGGTATAGCCGTGGTTTGGTCTTCTTTTAAGGGCTACAGAACACAAGACGGCGGTACAACGCATACACGTATAGAATGGCGAGTAAAGGGTATAGACGGTATTACTATGGACTACCATACGCCTGCCCTTCAAAGTAATTTAGATACTCTTATAGGCGGTAATCTGTCTGCTGTTGGTAGCCGGTTATTTACAAGTGCAAGCGTTTGGGTACCGCCTGTAGATACCCCGGCTAATCTGATGCTGCGCGTTATTCTGCCTATGCTGATGGACTGCCGCTTTAATCCTTTTGAAGAAGCAGCCGCCAGTATACTGGATATGAAAAGTTACTATAATGATTTTAACACCGTAGGAAACTTTATATACGTCCCGGTTACCCTGCTGTTTCAGCCCGACGGCTCTAATACGAAGTACGTATGGACTAATCAGACTGTAGTAGCGCGTAATTATAGTAGTAGTCCTGTTAAGGCTTTAGACGAAACATTTGGCCAGTGGCAGGTATATAATCCTGCTGACGAAGAAGCGCCCAGCGTTTGGGGTTATCTGTGTTACTGGGATAAGAAGAACGACGGCGAAAGTAGCGGCGTGCTGGGCTGGAAGAAGAACCGCCCAGCAAAGAACACATATACCGGTAGTGGCGTTACCACCCTGCTAAAAGAAGCAGAAGACGGCCAGTACGTGCCATATCCGAACTTTGGCGGCAGGGGCGGCCGCGTTTGGCTGGAAGTGCGTAAGTCTGGCTGGATTATATCGGATGGTAGTACTAATCTTCCCAGTAGTGGTAATACGCTTAATCCGCGTAACCTGTGGCAGAAGATAGCTTTTCTTTTGTTCCAGCTGCCGCAATTTGAAATTATGAACCGTCGCCAGTTTGACACAGGTATAAACACAGACGACGTAGAGTATAACGCAGAGATTAACGGAGCTGCCAAAGAAGGTATAGAACTGGACACGATTTGCGGTACCCATAAAGACGGTGTGCCGACAGCCCGCGGCGCTTACTTCAATAATAGCAACGGCGGCCAGATAAAAGAGCTTACCAGGGCAGGCCATACCACGCAGGCAGAAGAACTGCTAATAGGTACGCTGTATAGTCAGTATGCGCAGCGCCGTACTACACTTAGCGGCGAAGCTGATATACCGGAAGGCGGTTTGAAGGTGTATACCGAACAGAACCAGGAAGGAAAGCTATTTTTAATGCAGGGCGAAGTAATGGACGTTATAACGGACACTTCCGAAGTGGCGATAGTGGAGCTTCGCCCGGATGAATACGATAAAGCGGAATAGGCGATATGTCAGAAAGGGAATTTACACTACAGACTAACTTACGGACTGGCCGCCCACGCAGCAAGCGTTTACGTGAATTAGGCGTAACCGAAGCTGTTAGCGGCACTACCGTAGTTAATGTTTCCGGGGGTAACGTGGAACCTACCGGCGACGGTCATACGCACGCTAACAAACCGTCCCTGGATGCTATAACCGTCGATGGTAACGGCTACGAATGGATAACCCGCTATGTAGATACCATAGACCCCGAAACAGGCGATACCGTACGCACCGAAGTAATAGAGAAGGTGAAGGCAGGACACGCCGACGTAGCCCACGACATTACACCTAATAGCCCTGTCTGGAGTTACTTCCTGTCTAAGATAGAAGACGATATAGCAGCAGGCCATATTACTTTCCAACAAGGTTTGTTATCTGTGGGCGTGGCAGTTTTTGGTAGCCAGGCGCACTTTGGCGACTTCGTAAGCGGTTTGTATAATGGTACTGGCGGTGGCATAGATAACCACGGTAACGCGGAGTTTGAAAGCGTGAAGGTACGTACATACTTGGAAGCCGTAGAACTGATAATTAACCGTCTGTCTGCCATAGAGGGCGACCAGCTGCTAACGGAAGCCGATACTATAGACAGCGTAGACGATCTGGGTAATAATACCTATGGCCTGCACCTGCATAGTAAATACGACGGTTACTTTACCGCTATATCGGTAGGCAGTGTGCTTAAGGGTATTGTTAATAACCTGGGCGCGGCTGCGCTGGGTATGCAAAGCCAGGGTAATAACGTGGCTATGTATACTTCGTGGTTTAGAGTAAATAGCGTTAATCCTGCATCCAATTATATAGAAGTGACGCTGTACCCGAATAACCAGG